CGCACATGGTAAATTCTGTGATAGTACTCAACAAATTCCAGTCTGTGCTTGGATAGAAAATAATGAATTAAATATTTCAAATCATAGATGTACAACATTAACAGACTGCGAAGGAACTTACAACGGCACAACAAACACAACAAATGTTGGATCTGCACTTATTCTGAAAAGTGGGGAATCGACAGAGTGCTATGTCGATAAGAGACTTCCTAGAGCATGTTGCTATATTGCTTATGATGCTTTGAATTTCCCAATAGGAATTACATGTGAAAATGTTTGCACTTCTCTAGAATGTGAAACTAAGTCTCCTGTTTATAGTGAAGTTGCAATACCATCAGTAGATGCTCCATATCTTTGCTTAAATGAACAAAATAGCTACGATAATACAAATGGCGGATTCTGCTATCAATGGTGTGGGTGTGCAGATGGTATTAAGAATGAGTTGTGTTTCTATAAAAATGAGAGCGATATAGTTGATGAATATGGTCTTCCGCCAGGTGTCCGGGCCTGTGGTTCTTTTACCAGTCCGGATATTCTTGATGAGTTTAAGATGCTCTCACCAAAAGAGGCTTCATATCCTAGTATATTCAATAGCGGTGCCATATGTGGTAAAGAATTATTAGATGGTAAGGGTTCATTTAATTGTGGTGTAGAATCTGAGGGATTCTTACTCAAGAATAGTTACAGATTTAGTTCTAATTATTTAAGAGAAGAAAACACTGGAACCTGCTTCACCCTTGTTAAAAATTCAGATGGTTCTTACAAATACGATTGTGAACTATCGTTTAAAGCAGATTGTTCATCCAAGGGTGGTTACTTTGTAACTCTCAAAGATTCAAATAATAATATTTGCACAGGTTCACATGCACCAACTGCCCCCCAATTTGACTCAAAGGATCAATTGATTGCTCAAACTATGACTGAAGAAGCATTCTTGGAACAAAGATTATCCTTCGGTGATTATAAGTGGGGTGGATACTTTATTGGAATATTTAAACCAGGCGAAACCCAAGTATATGGTTCAGATCCCCAAACTCTTGATAGACCAATTTATAGAAAATCAAAAGTATCTTCATATGGAAAATCAACAGGTAAGGGATGGGCATTATTTGTACAAGATGTTTCCTTCAAAGTTCGATATTTTGACTATAGAACTGAACAAAGTCTAAGAGCATCAAAAAATACATCCCTACACGATGGTTTTAATAATCTCTATAAGACCGAATTGGTTCAGACTGGAAATCTTCTAAACAAACTATATTTTGTAAATTATGGTTCATTTAATGACTATTATTTACCATCCTTAGAAGAAATGCAGTTCTTGGCAAGCAAACTTCACGACGATCCAAGTAACTACTACATTTATCTAAATAAGTTACATAGACAAGATATAAATAATAGTGTCTTCTGGACATCTAGTACGTTCAATACTAATCTAGTATATGCAACTTACATGGATGTTGAAAATGTAAAAGACTTTGGTAAAATTGTGTTAGTGCCTGCACATGCTAGAGAACTTTATAATGCATTCTTTGTCAGAAGAATTGAGTTGACTTAATTTAATTTTGATCTATAATAACTAATAAGGATTATATTATGAGCAATGAAACACCAGAATTCAGAAAAGAAGAAGCAAAAAAGCAGAGTGGAATAGCAGATAAATTAACAATGGTTCAAAATTTTGCATCCGCTCTAACTTCTAGAGGTCTTAAAAACGAAAAAACAACCAAACCAGTAAAACAACTAAGAGTTTTGAGTTGCTTTGGTAATACAAATACTGGTGGGGTATTGCCACCATGCGAACACCTAAAGGAATCATCTACACCCGGAAAGCATTTTTGTGGTGGATGTGGATGTGGGGATAGAAAGGGAACATGGCTAGTCGCAGAAGGTGAAGAGTATAGTAAACTAGATTATCCTAAGCTCGCATGTCCTCTACAGATGCCCGGGTTTACAAATTATAAGAAGAGTGAACCCGACGAAAGTGTTAGTCCAATTACAAGACGTTATTATATTGAAAACATGTCTTATCGAGATATAGAAAAGGTTTCTGTTACGGTTCATGGTGCGCCGCCGGTGCCACCGAAGAAGGAAGAAACGCCTCCTTCTACACCAGAAACTCCACCAACAACTTAAAATAAAATAAAATCTCCGTATAAATACTACGGAGATTTTTTAATGCTAAATATCACTTCCAAAGAAGAACTAATAGAATACTGTCTTCGCAAATTAGGCAAACCAGTAATTCAGATAAATGTTGATTATCAACAATGCGAAGATCGTATTAATGATGCATTATTATTCTTTTCCGAAAGACACTTTGATGGTGTAGAAAAGGGTTACTTTAAATACCAATTAACCCAACAAGACATCGACAGAAAATTTGTACAAACCGATGATATCGGACCAATAAATGGTATAACCGGAGATAGTCCAAGTGGTAAAGATATAGTATCAGTTGTAAAGGTTTTTCAATTTGGAAACTTTACTTCTATTGACATGTTTGATATTAGATATCAATTAGCATTGACTGACTATTTCGGTATTAATAGAGGTCTGGCAGGTACTCCTGCATTAGGTCTTGCTTCATATGATGCAACTAAAAAATATATTAAATTAATTCAAGATTTCTTTCAACCAGAAAAGGCAATCAGATTTAGCAAAGTAACAAATAGAATATACATTGATGGAACCTTGGCGGATATAACCGCAGGAAATCATATAGTTGTAGAAGCATATGCAGCCCTAAATCCAGATATTTTTACTGAAATATATAATGACCGTTGGTTACAAAAATATTGCACTGCTTTAATTAAAAAGCAATGGGGATCCAACATGGCGAAATATGATGGAGTTGTTCTTCCTGGTGGGATAACAATGAAAGGTGCTCAAATCTTTGCAGAAGCAACCCAGGAATTAGCAGAAATAGAAAATGAATTCTTACGAAGTTACGAATTACCAGTAGACTTCATGATGGGTTAATTATGTCAGTAAATCCATTTTTTAAAGATTATGTCGGAGAACAATCTTTACTAGATGATTTGGTTGTCGAAACAATCAAAGCAACTGGTAGAGATGTAGTTTATATTCCTAGACAATATTTAAATTTAGATCAAACTTTAGGTGAAGATACACAAGGAAGTAAATTTACCAAAGGTTATCCAATAGAAATGTATTTGTCTGATGTTCAGCAGTTCGGTGGTCAAAGAGATATAGTGAGTAAATTTGGCATTCAACTTACTGATCGAATTACTTTGGTATTATCAAAAACTAGATTTCAACAAGAAATTGTTTCAAAGGAAATAGACATAATTCGTCCAAGAGAAGGTGATTTAATTTACTTTCCAATGATGGAATATCTTTTTGAAATAAACTTTGTAGAAGACAAGCAACCATTTTTCCAATTCGGAACTCTCACTACCTATAATTTAATTTGTGAAGTATTCAACTACTCATATGAAACAATCAATACTGGAAATTCAGATATTGATGGAACACAGACAGAAAGAAAAGAATATCTCAAACAACTAAGGCTTTCATTTACACCAATTGGTTCTACTGCAAATTATAATTTCTATAATGGTGAAAAGATTTTCCAAGTAGCAGGAGTAACTGGTGCTGGTGCAACATTCGCAAATGCAACTGCCGTAGGAACAATTATAGAGTTCAATTATTCTGGTGGAAATACTTATAATTATGTTTATGTTGCAGATATAACTGGAACATTCTTGACCGGAAACGAATCTGTTAAGGGTATAACATCCGGTGTCGAATATGGAATAAGTGATGTTATAACAAGTGCGGTTGTTGTAGGAAGAAATCCAGAAACAGATGATCCAGATAGAGATAATGATGCAATTGCATATAAACAGGAAAAGGATTCGATCTTTGATTTTACAGAGAGAGATCCTTTCTCTGAAGGAGAATATTAATGTTTGGAATTGATAATAGTTATTATAATCGTTCCCTAAAGAAACTAGTAGTTGCGTTTGGTTCAATATTCAACGAAATATATCTTTCTAGATTTGATTCTTCGAATACTCTTTTAGAAAAAATTAGAGTTCCATTGACATATGGACCAAAGGAAAAATTTGTCAGAAGGTTGACAGAAGCAAGTAGCATTTCATCTGGAACTAAATTAGGAATAACTCTTCCTATAATTGGATTTCAAATAACAAATATCGTATATGATCCATCTAGAAAATTAAATAAGATGAATAAGGTTATAAGCACCACAGATAATAGTATAAAAACTATGTGGTCAGAAGTTCCGTATAATGTTGATTTTGGTGTATTTGTTTTTGCAAGAACAATAGACGACAACTTTCAAATTATAGAGCAAATACTTCCAACCTTTACTCCAGACTTTACTGTGACTATTAATTTTAATGAATTAAATACAAAGGTTGATGTTCCATTTCAATTAAATGGAGTACAAACTACAGAAGATTTTGAAGGAACATATGCAACAAGAAGAAGTGTAACTTCTTCGTTGACATTTACTGCTAAAACATATATGTTTGGAAAAATCAAAGAAACATCATATGGACCAATCGAAGAAGTCGATATTAATTTTAAAAATTATGTCACCGAAGATTTTATTTTAGATACAGGATACACAGGAGATGTTGATACTGGAAGTATCACATATAAGCCATGAACGATCCAAATGAAAAAATATCAAAAGCATTGGATGTGGAATTTGATCCTTCTGCTCCAAAAGAAATAACTGTTTCCAAAAAGGATCTAGACAAGATCAAGAAAGAAAAAAGAGAAGTAATGCTTTCAAATGATTTTGAAAAGGCAAGAGATAGCATAACAGAAATGATTTCTACTGGAATGGATGCAGTTCAAGGCATAATGAGAGTCGCAGAGGCAGGGGATTCTCCAAGAGCATATGAAGTGGCATCTTTGCTTCTTAAAACTGTGACTGAAATGAATAAGGATCTTATTGATATTCATAAGAAAGCTAAAGATGCCGAAAAGGAAAATGTGACAATTAAGAATACGACAAATAACTCAATCTATGTCGGTTCTACTACAGATCTACAGAACCTTATTAATAAATCAAGAAGTCAATATAAAGATCTACCTGAAGCAGAAGTGATTGATTCGGAGGATGATGATGGCGAGCAGTCGGTACAATAAAAAGGGTTACTTAGGAAACAAAAATCTAAAACCAACTGGGGTAAAGGTTGACTTCTCTAAGGAACAAGTAAAAGAATATATCAAGTGTGCAAATGATCCTATTTATTTTGCAAAGAATTATATCAAAGTAGTATCTCTTGACCAAGGTGTTATTCCTTTTGTTCCTTATGATTATCAGGAAACTATTCTTGAAACTCTAGTAAATCATAGACATGTTATTTGTAAACTACCAAGACAGTCAGGTAAAACTACCACTGTAGGTCCGGGTTATCTTTTAAATAAGGCACTATTTAATCAGAACATGAATATTGCCATCTTGGCGAACAAACAAACTGCTGCACGCGAAGTTCTCGAACGTATCAAAATGGCATATGAACACCTTCCTTGGTGGCTACAGCAGGGGATCGTTGAGTGGAATAAAAACTCTATTAAACTTGAAAATGGATCAAAAATTATCGCAGCGGCAACATCATCATCCGCCGTTCGTGGTGGTTCATTCAACATCATCGTTCTGGACGAATTTGCACACGTTCCTGTAACCGTTGCAGAAGAATTCTTCAGTTCAGTTTATCCTACAGTAACCGCAGGACAGACCACTCAGGTAATTATAATTTCTACCCCAAACGGTCTAAACATGTTTTATCAATTCTGGAAGGGTGCTATTAATAAAAACAATGAGTATGTCCCAATTGATATTAGTTGGGATCAAACACCCCAGTTTCCTGGCGGCCCTCTACGAGATGCCGAATGGAAAAAGAAGACAATTCAAAATACCTCAGAGAAGCAGTTTCAGCAGGAGTTCGAATGTGACTTCATTGGTTCAAGTGACACCCTAATTGCCTCTCATAAACTACATACCCTAACATATTCTCCTCCTCTGATTAGAAACAAGGATGGGTTCTGGATATACGAAGAACCCATAAAGGATCAAAACGATAATGCAAACGATCATGTCTACTTCATGACTGTAGATACCGCCAGAGGACAGGGGAAGGACTACAGCGCGTTTGTTGTCATAGATGTAACCAAACCACCCTACAAAGTAGTTGCTAAATTTAGAAACAATATTATTTCACCTTTAGTCTTTCCGTCCATAATTAGATCAGTCGGCAAGAAATATAACGATGCTTGGATTTTGGTCGAAGTTAATGATATTGGTTCTCAGGTTGCAGATGTTTTGCACACGGACTTACAATATGAAAACTTGGTAAAAGTTAACATGTTGGGCAGAAAAGGCCAGATAATTAGTGAATTTGGTGGATCTAAAGGTTTACAGTTTGGTGTAAAAACAAGTAGTCTGGTTAAAAAACTTGGTTGCTCCGTGCTCAAGAATCTCATAGAGCAGGATAAATTAACATTCAGCGACATTGATATCATAAATGAATTTACTACATTTATTGCTAAAAGAACAAGTTATGAAGCAGATGAAGGTCATAATGATGACTTAGTGATGTGTCTAGTTTTATTTGCATGGGCAACCAGACAAGACTTCTTTGAAAATTTGACAAATTTGGATGTTCGGTTGGAAATGTATAAAGATCAGATAGAACAGATAGAATCCGAACTTTTACCAATTTTATTCAATGACGGTACAGAAACAAATAAAGATAATAATTTAGACGAAGATGCCTGGATAATTGTAGATAAAGATAAAATACCAAGAAAAATGATAATTGATACGAGAGATACTATAGATGGATGGTTTATTTGAAGATATCGAAAAATATACATATTTGGAAACCACATTTTATTTAAAGGAGATTAAAAAATGGCACGACCAAATGTTTCGATAAAGGTAATAGATGAATCATTAGTGGCACCAATCGGGGAAAATACAAGTCCCGGCCGTGGTGCTATGGTTTCTCGTAATAGACTTGCATATGACTTAGGAACAACCGGAGAAAAACAACAAGGTCTTTTGCTTGCCGGGAGCGTTCAGGATTGGTTTGGTAGACTAAAGACTTATACAGAAAATAATCTAAAAGGATTAAGTTCTGGATATTGGTATGGAGCAACCCTACAGGCAGCAATAGGCGTCTGCGCGGCCGAGCATATTGATATCGGCGGGGCAGGGGCCACTAAACCTTGGCAAAAAGAATGGTGGGCGGTTCACAACTTCCTTCAATATGGTGGAGCATGCTTTGTTGGAAATACTGGAACTGTATCCAATACTATAGATAATCTAGCTTCTCTTAAAGACCCAACTATTAATTTTGATGTAGCATTCATGGGTGATACTGCATCTGGTTATCAGACCGACTTAATCAATCTAACAGATGCTAAATCAATATCTGAACTTCCTGCACTCGGCGTTGTTCATAGAAGTGTAACTGATACATCTAAAGTTAGCGGAACAGAAACTGAATTCTTTGTAAATGTTGCCGGATCAAAATATCACCTAAATGGTGTTGGTCAAGGCGCTTTGGATGCAACTAAACTAATTCTAACAAATCTGACTCCAGATGTTGCTGGTTGTATAACTAGATGCGATAGAGATTCATTCCCCTGGTTCTCCCCTGCAGGTAGAGTAAGAGGAAGAATTTTAAATGTTGTTCGTTTATTGGAAAATCCATCAGTTACACAGCAAGACACTCTCTTTGATGCGGGTATTAATCCAGTGGTAACTTTCCCCGGTGAAGGAACACTTCTTTTCGGTGATAAAACTGGACAAGCAGATACCTCAACCCTTTCTAGAATCAATGTTTCTAGATTGTTCATCTATCTAAGAAAAGTAATTAATCCAATCGCAAGAAGTATTCTATTCGAAATTAATGATGCAATTACTAGATCACGATTCGTTCTTGCTGCCAGCACTGTTCTAAATACAGTGAAAGGTCAAAGAGGCATCACTGATTTTAGAATCATATGCGACGAAACAAATAATCCACCTGAACTAGTTCAGGCAAGAATCTTTGTAGCCGATATCTTAGTCAAACCAACAATAGCAATCAATTACGTTAGAATTACATTCACTAATAAAAATCTAAATGATGATTTATCAGCTCGTGCTTAAAGAGTATAGATATTACTATAAGAAGGAGAGAGAAATATGGCAATTGGCATAAATGACTTTAGATCACAATTTAGAGGAACTAGAAACAATAGATTTGCTATTCAGTTGGATCTTCCTAGTGAGATTGGAAATGGTAATACTTTAAGATTGGATCTCTATGGAAAAGCAACTGCATTACCAACTGCATCGATTGGTGTAATTCCTGTGCCTTGGATGGGTAGAGTTATCAAATTTTCAGGAGAAAGAACTTTTGCTGACTGGACTATTCAATTGTATGATGAAAATGCAGGAGGAAATAGCGACATTCGTAACCTAATGATGAAATGGATAGAAGCAATGAATACTGCAGAAACACATGATATTAGATATAATATAGTTTCTGATGCAGTCATTGCATGGAATGATTTGCAGGGTGGACAAGGTCCAACAAATCACAATAACCAATCATCTTGGGGCAAGAGAGTTAAACTATATAACTGCTTCCCAATCGATGTGGGTGAATTGCAACTTAGTTATGATAATGTTGACCAATTTAGTGAGTTTCCAGTAACATTTGCTTATGATTACTGGGATTATGTTGGTGCTGATGGTAGTGCTCAAACAACTGGTGCAGATTTAGCACAATCATCTGGACAGCAATCTGAGCTCGCACCTCGTCGGTAATAGAAAGTAATAGAAAGTTTAAATTATGGCATTAAGCGATTATTTTGGTTTTTCTTTTGGTAAGAAAAAAACTGATGAAATGGAGGGGGTTGAGGTTCCTAAGACCCAACCCTCATTCATTTCACCAGAAGATTATGATGGTACATATGTAATTGAAACCGGTGGAATTCTTAGTAGTTATTTTGATTTTGGTGGTTCATTAACTGAAGAAAATACACTAATTCAACAATATCGTTCTATGGCACTTTATCCGGAAGTAGATAAGGCGATTCAAGACATAGTAAACGATGCAGTTGTTTTTAATGATGAAAATGAAGCAGTCCAAATGAATTTAGATAATATTACTTTTTTATCAGAGAATATTAAATCTAAACTACAAACTGAATTTAAATACATTAAAAAACTATTAGATTTTAATAACAAAGGAGACGAAATTTTTAGACGATGGTATATCGATTCTAAATTATATTTCCATGTTATCATAGATCTAGAACAACCTCAAAAGGGCATAATAGAACTAAGAGGAATAGATCCAACAAAGATCAAAAAGATCCGTAAAGTAGAAAAAGAAATTAAAACTGCAAATACTGGATCAGTTGCAGTTGTTAAAAAGATTGATGAGTTTTTTGTTTATACCGATCTAGACACAGATTCATTAACACCAACGACATCTCAAGGTATTAAAATTGCAGTAGATTCTATCTCATATCTGCATAGTGGTATAGTGGATAGCACAACAAAACGAGTTGTCGGTTATGTTCATAAAGCAATTCGTCCTGTTAACATGTTGCGTCAAATAGAAGATGCAATTGTAATTTATAGAATGTCAAGAGCACCAGATAGAAGAATATTCTATGTTGATGTCGGTAATCTTCCAAAACAAAAGGCAGAACAGTACATTGCATCGTTAATGAATAAGTATAGAAATAAAATAACCTACGATAGCAGAACAGGTGAAATCAAAGACGAAAGAAATCACATGTCCATGCTTGAGGATTATTGGATTCCGAGACGCGAAGGTGGTAGAGGAACTGAAGTTGCAACCCTAGAAGGTGGCCAAAATTTAGGACAATTAGAAGATGTAGATTATCTTTTAAAGAAAGTCTATAGAGCACTAAATGTTCCTATCAGTCGCATGGAAACTACCACCGGGTTTAGTCTTGGTCGTTCTACAGAAATAACCAGAGATGAAGTTCTTTTCTTTAAGTTTATAGAAAAACTAAGAAAGCGGTTCTCTTTATTGTTCGTGGATCTTTTAAAGAAGCAAGTTTTGCTAAAGGGAATTATGACCGAATCCGATTGGTCAAAAATTAATCAGGACATTTACTTTGTTTGGAATAAAGATTCATTCTTTAGCGATTTAAAGGAAAATGAAATTTTAAGAGAAAAAGTGGATATGTTGAATATAATGGCAAATTATGTTGGTCAATTTTATTCAAATGAATGGTTAAGAAAGAATATCCTCAAGCAAACAGACGAAGAAATCCAAGAAATTAACCAACAAATGCAAAATGAACAGGCGGCCGCGCTTGAACAACAAATGATGCAGCAACAGGAACAAGGGGTAGAAGGTGAAGAACCACCCCCAGAAGAAGAATAAAATATAAATACATAAATAATAACAGGAGAATTATATGAACACCGAACTCAAGAATGCAATAACTTTAATGATAAATGAAGAAATTGTGAAGGCAAAGCAGTTAATTGAAGACAATCTATATGCTAAACTTGGAAAAGCATTAGAAGAAAAACTAATGGAATACGCACCAACAGTTTTTAATGAGAAAAAAGAGGATGAAGATGAAGAGGAAGATGAAGAGGATGATTCTGAAGATTCAGAGGACGAAGATGATAATGATGATGAAGAATCTGATGCAGAAAATGATTCATCCGAAGAAATGAATGAACAATTTGAATATGAACTCTATAGCACAATTTCCGATCTAGTAGATTATATTCAAGAGCAAGAAGGAAAGCAGCTAACACAAGAAGAAATTGAATTTATAGCAGAAGAAGTCATCAAAGAATATGAACTATTAGCAGAAGAAGAGCAACTAGATCCAGTTGGCGACGAAGATGATGATATTAATAATGATGGAGAAGAAGACGATAGCGATGCATATCTAGCAAAACGAAGAGCAGCAATAGCAGCAGCAATTAACAGGGGTAATTAATAATGAAATTAATCACAGAGCATACTGAGGATGTAAAACCTCTAATTGAAGCTCGTGAGGACGGCAAAAAGTCCTATTTTATAGAAGGAATAATGCTTCAAGCAGAAACTGTTAATCGTAACGGTAGAATGTATCCCCTTTCTATTCTTTCAGAAGAAATTGGAAGATACACTAATAATTACATTATAAAAAACAGAGCCATGGGTGAATTAAACCACCCAACGAGTCCAACCGTAAATCTTGATAAGGTTTGTCATATGATAACCGAAATGAAGAAAAGCGGTAATGATTTTATCGGCAAGGCAAAAATTCTCACAGAAACCCCTATGGGTGCTATTGTCAAAAATTTAATTGATGAAGGTGCATGTCTTGGTGTTTCTTCAAGAGGAATGGGTTCATTGCAAAAAATCAATGGAGTAAATATCGTTCAAAAGGACTTTACTCTTTCTGCTATTGATATTGTTGCAGATCCATCTGCCCCTGGCGCATTTGTAAATGGCATCATGGAAGGTAAAGAATGGATTTGGGATAACGGCATTTTGAAAGAACAACAAATTTCAGAATACCATAATAAACTTAAAAAAACACCAAAACGAAAATTAGAGGAAAGAGCTTTAAGTCTTTTTAAGCATTTCCTAAGAAATATCTGAGGTGTGTACAGTCGTTTATATTGTCAAAAAATAGATATTACTAAATATTAAAAAACGGAGGTCAAAGTGTCAGAATACGAAGATACAAATTTATATAACGATGGATCGGGTCGAGGTGCAAAACTAGGCACTCTCGACGGTGCAAGAGCATTCAATGCGGCGGCCGCTAACATGGCTTCACTAAAACCAGGCGGGGCACAACCAACTGGCGGACAGGACGAATCAGATGATGCAGATGACAGCATTAATGAAGAATCAGAAATGGAACAACTAGAACTTGACATTTCAGATACTTTAAATGCGCTATTCGAATCTACCGAAGCATCACCTGAGTTTGTTGAAAAATTCAAAGTAGTCTTTGAAGCAGCACTTTCAGAAAAAGTTTCACTGATTGAACAATCAATTCTTGAAGCAAGCAAGGAAGTAATTGAAGAAAATATTGAATCAATTACCGAAGAATTAACTAATCATATGGACGAATATCTTTCATATGTTGTTGAAGAATGGATGCAAGAAAATAAACTTGCAGTCGAAAGTGGTTTCAGAACTGAAATTGCAGAAAACTTTATGATGGGACTCAAAGAACTATTTGAAAATAGTTTCATTGATGTACCACAAGAAAAATATGATGTTTTAGATGATCTATTTGCGTCAAATTCAGACCTTGAAGAACAATTAAATCACACACTAAAAGAAAATATTGATCTAAAGAATAAGGTTCTTGCTCATGAGTGTGCTGAATCATTTGTTGAAATGAGCAGAGGTCTTGCAGATACTGAAATTGAGAAACTAGCAAAACTTTCAGAAAATATTGAATTCAATAGTGTAGATCAATATCGTGAAAAGATCGAACTTTTGAAAGAATCGTATTTCGGATCTGAAGGTTCTCCAGAATATACTGGATCACTTTTAACCGAAGAAACTACAGATGTAAATAGAAAACCAGCTGGTGCGGATCCTATGATGGATGCGTATATCCATAGCATCAGCAACCAGCTTAAGTTAACAAATCGTAAAACAGCAAAATAATAAATAAATAACAAGGAGAAATAGAGATGGATTTTAATTCGACAACCCCGTATGATACTTTAGTAGAAAAGTGGAGTCCTGTGCTAGATCACAAGGAACTCGAAGAAATTAATGACATTCACAAGAAGAGAGTCACTGCAGTTCTTCTAGAAAACCAGAAGAATGCAATGAGAGAACAGTACCTAGTTGAAGCCCCAGCCAACGCAATGGGTGGTGCATTCTCAGTTCCTACTGTTTCATCGGCAACCAACACTTCGCTAGCAGGTTATGATCCAATTCTAATCTCACTAGTTCGTCGTGCAATGCCTAATGTTGTTGCATATGATATTTGCGGTGTGCAGCCAATGACTGCTCCAACCGGACTTATCTTTGCAATGCGTAGCAAGTATGATTCACAGACCGGGTTTGAATCACACTTCGATGAACCATTACCAGCATTCGCTGGTGCTGCAGGTTCAACTTCTGGTATTACCTTCGGATTCTCACCACTAGAAGGCGGTACTTGGTTGAATCTTAACGGTGCTCCAACTGGTGCTAAGTGGCCAACTAGAGATGGTGCAAATGACCCACTTTCAAACTTCCGTGGTTTCTCGACTGCAAATGCAGAAAACCTCGGCACTGGTTCTCCATCATTCCAGCAAATGGCATTCAGCATTGAGCGTGTTGCCGTGGAAGCAAAGACCAGAGCACTAAAGGCAGAGTACACCACCGAACTTGCACAAGACCTCAAGGCCGTTCACGGACTTGACGCTGAGGCAGAACTTGCTAATATTCTTAGCACTGAAATCCTCAACGAAATCAACCGCGAAATTATCCGTGCAATGTACCATGTTGCAAAGACCGGTTGCAAGCAACCAGACCTTGCTAACTACTCAAGCGGTACTGGTGGTATCTACGACATCCTAAATGACTCAGATGGTCGTTGGAGCGCAGAACGTTTCCGCGGTCTAATGTTCCAGATTGAACGCGAAGCAAATGTTATCGCCAAGCAAACCCGTAGAGGCAAGGGTAACTTCATCATCTGCTCTGCAGATGTTGCAAGCGCCCTAGCAATGGGTGGTTTCCTAAACCTTGCTCCTGCCATGACCGCCAACCTAAATGTTGACGACACTGGTAATGTCTTCGCTGGTATTCTTGCCGGTAAGATGAAGGTTTACATCGATCCATTCGTCAACACCAACCAGAACTTCGTTTGCGTTGGTTATAAGGGTTCAACTCCTTATGACGCAGGATTCTTCTACTGCCCATATGTTCCACTACAGATGGTTCGTGCAGTAAATCAGGATACCTTCCAACCCAAGATTGGCTTCAAGACTCGTTACGGAATGGTTGCAAACCCATTCGCTAAGGGTCGTACCTCATGGGCAAATCAAACTGGTACTGATGGTCTAGACTCAGACAGCAATGTTTACTACCGTCTATTCCGCGTTGATAATCTCCACGGACAGACCGGCGGATACGTCGCCTGATAACAAAGACTGAATAAGGTTCAGTAGCAGGGAGGGGCAAAACCCCTCCCTGTTTTTTTATACATACTTATATGTCAAATAACATATTAGAATATCTTGGAAATTTACCTATTGATTTGTTAAATCAATTACCTGGAGATATCTTACTAAAGAATCCATATCAACCAGAAAACAGAAATAAACTAACCAATAATAAGTTTCTATTTTTAATTAATAGATGTCCTACCTTCACATATTTTTGTCAAAGAGCAAATATACCAGAATTGTCGATGGGTATAAGTATTCAATCAAATCCAACTGCAATTGATATAAAAAGACCAGGAACTAGACATGTATTTGGTGATTTGGCAGTTGGATTTGTAGTCGATGAAGAAATGAAAAATTGGTTGGAAATATACAATTGGATTCGTGATTTATCCAACGACACGAATGCATATTCCGATGTTTTAAAGGAGCATCAGAAAGTATCCTCTGCACTTTTAACTGTTTTTAACAGTGCATATAAACCAATCATAAATGTTAATTTTTACAATTTATTTCCAATATCATTAACCGGAATAGATTTTGATTCAACACTTCCTGCGGTGGATGCAGTTGTAGCATCTGCTACATTCTCGTATACTCATTATGAAATACAAGGTATAACTGCCGCTTGATTTCTGCCGATTATGTGATATAATCTAAGCATGTCAATTAAACTAAGTGAAATTCGAACTATGGCTGAACAAGATATGAAGATTGATCCATCTTCTTTGGATGTTGAAAGTCTTCGCACACCACAAATTCATAACAAGTATCTATCTATTATGTTGGACGAGAAACTGATTTTGAAGAAGTTGGAATCTGATCTAAATATAGTAAGGAAGAACAAGTGGTTGTATTACTCTGGAAAGATGTCAGATGAACAATTAAAGGATCTAGGATGGGAACCATTTGATCTTGCACTTCTTCGACAAGACCTAGACAGATTCATCGATAGCGATCAACAAATAATTGATATCTCAAATAAAGTTGAACTTCAAAAGGAAAAGGTAAACTACCTAGAAAATCTTGTTAAAGTAATTTCTCAGAGGAATTGGAATATTCGTTCTGCAATTGATTGGATTAAATTTACACAGGGACAATGATTGAAGTAAAACAAGTAGATGCCGTTAATTTAAAAATCGACTGTGAAAAAGGCATTGCTAAGGAAATAAGTTCCTTTTTCACTTTCTCGGTTCCTAATTATCAATTTACACCAGCATATAAGAATAGACTATGGGATGGAAAGATTCGTCTTTTCAATACTCTCACTCATACTCTTTATGTTGGATTGTTGGACTACTTGTTTAAGTTTGCCGAAGAGCGAGGATATAAACTTCAATATGAACCAGTTCAGAATTTAAATTTAAAGTTCAACGAACAAGATATAGAAGACTTCTTTAAAAGAACAAAATGCTATAGTGATGGTAGCGAAATACAACCACACGAATATCAAAAAGATGCAGTAAAGCATGCATTATTGAAGCAAAGAACATTACTCATCTCTCCGACTGGAAGTGGTAAGTCTTTGATAATTTACATGTGTGTTAGATATCTTTTAGAAAAAATTCCACCACATAAGAAAATTTTAATCGTAGTTCCAACAACTGGTCTTGTTGGTCAAATGGCAAATGATTTCCACGATTATTCAAATAAGGATGGATTTCTCCGTAATTGTCATGCGGTATATTCCGGTCAACCAAAAGAGACAAATAGAAGAGTTATAATTTCAACTTGGCAGAGCATCTATAAGATGAAAGAAGAATTCTTTAAAGATGTTCTTTGTGTGTTCGGAGATGAATGTCATTTGTTCAAAGCAAAATCACTCACTACCCTAATGAATAAAATGAAAGGTTGTGAATTTAGAGTTGGAACTACAGGAACACTAGATGGAACGCATGTCCATAAATTAGTCGTAGAAGGTTTATTTGGTCCTGTTTTCCGTGTCACCACAACAAAGGATCTAATTGATCAAAATTTCTTATCGAATATAAAGATAAACTGCATCCTTTTAAAGTATCCAGAATCTAAAGTTGAAGAAATTAAAAGAGCAAAGTACATAGATGAAATACAATGGTTAGTTGCAAATGAAGAAAGAAATTATTTCATAGAACAACTATGTAAGAACTTAACAGGGAATACTCTAGTTCTATTTAACTTTGTTGAGAAACATGGGATACCAATGTATAAAAGGCTAAAGCAATACTCTGAATATCCTTGCTATCTCATTCATGGAAAAACACAGGCGGATGACAGGGAATCTATTCGTCAAATTGTAAATAAACAATCAAGAAGTATTCTTGTTGCTTCTTATGGCACATGTAGTACAGGAATTAACATCAAGAACATACACAATATCGTTTTCACATCACCATCTAAATCGGTAGTTAGAGTCTTACAATCGATAGGTAGAGGATTGCGAAAGAGTGAAAAGAAAGATAAAGTTTCAATATACGACATAGGTGACGATCTTCGATGGAAGAAGCACCGTAACCATTCTCTCCGTCACATGGACGAAAGAATCAACCTATATAGTAATGAGAGATTCCCTTACGAAGTAGTCAATATTAATCTAAAGGAGACATCATGAATTGCAAAATACTAAAATTAAAAAGCGGTGAAGAGGTTATTTCAATTCTAACAGAGACTAAGGGCAAATACACTCTTACGAATCCCATGTTATTTCGTTTCACTACAATGATGGATATGACTGGTAGACCATATGATATGACCACTCTAAAGGATTGGTTGTATAATAGCGACGAAAAAACCATTAGCATCCCCCGTAGTCATGTTGCCTCAATTATAGAACCATCTCAAAAGTGCAAAACCATTTACATGCAGCAACTTGATAATCTTTCTGCCGTTTCTAGTAATGTAGTTACTGACGAAGATAGAGAAATGGCAGAAAAAGAAATGGAAGACATGTTTAACGAACTTTTTGAGAAGTTCGGTCCTGGTGGTGGTGCAGGTGGAGATTCTTCAGTTCTAGGTAAACTAGAAGGCGATGATAGTGAAATGGGTACAGAAAAAATGAACGGGCAGGAAATGATTTATATGAGTATGGTTTTCCCACCTGAAATGATTATGAATCTTATTACTTCTGGCATTTTAGATCCCCGTGATCTACAAAAAATGATCAAGGAAGTAAAGAAGAAGAATAAGTTTACAGGGGATGAGAAGGATCGAAAAGACTTCGGAAATAAGTTTTCCGATTGGAACCCAGATCCTAATTCAGATGACTATGCTTAAGTGGTTTCTAGAGTACTCAGAGGGCTTTAGAGCTCTTAGAGTATAGTTACTATTATCCTTTTCCATAGCCCACACAGACAGTGTAACGAGGTTGTCAAGTATTGTCAACCAATTTTTAGAAGATTCTTGATTTTTATATAATGGAAGGTATACTAGTGTCACTATGGGAAAGAAAAAGAAACCAAAACAAGAAGAAGATATAGAAGATTCAAAAACATTAAAACATTATGTTGACAATCAGCGTTTCTGTAAAGAAATGACAGATTGGAAAAAGAAAGTAAAAGAAGCAGAAGAATGTGATGAGGGTAGACCCCCAGTTACAGATTATATTGCCGAATGTTTTTTAAAGATTGCTGAACATCTTTCCTATAGACCTAATTTTATTAACTATCCATTTAGAGAAGATATGGTCGGTGATGGTATAGAAAACTGTCTTCTATATGCTCATAATTTTGATCCAAAGAAATCCAAAAATCCATTCTCATACTTTACTCAAATAATTTATTATGCATTTCTGAGACGTATAGAAAAAGAAAAAAAACAAGCTTATATAAAATATAAGTCCTTGCAGATGAATGATCCAGATGGTAAATTTGTAGACTGGTTGAAGGAAAATCAGGGTTCCTCCACCTATACGGAATTTTTACAAAAGACTTTCTTTCTAAGTGAACAAGATCTCAATAATCTAGAACCAAAACAAAGAAAGAAAAGAAAAAAGAAAAATAAAAGTAAGTCCAATAGGTTATTTGAATGAAAATTGCAATAATAAATGATACGCATTTTGGTATTAGAAACGATTCTCCATTTTTTCTAGATCAATCTTTAGATTTCTTTGAGAAGATATTCTTTCCATATCTTAAAGAAAATAACATTAAAAATGTAATTCATCTTGGTGATCTTTTAGATCGCAGGAAGTTTGTAAATTTTAATACACTTTCTCAAGTAAGAAAACGATTCTTCAAACCACTCATTGATAATGGTATAAAAACTCATATTACTATTGGTAATCATGATACTTATTATAAAAATACTAATAGTTTAAATTCTATTAATGAACTTTTTTTGAATGAATCAGATATTGTTACTATTGTAGAAACACCAACAGCAATCGATTATGATGGATTATGTATTGGAATTATTCCTTGGGTTGCAAAAGATAACGAAAAGGAATGTTTAGATTTTATTAAATCTTGTAAATGTCCAATTATTGGAGGACATTTTGAGATTAGTGGGTTTCATGTAATGAATGGTGTTGTCCATCCATCTGGATTGAATAAATCAATATTTGAAAGATTTGAATTAGTTTTATCTGGTCATTTTCATTTGAAGCAGAATAATGGTAATATTCATTATCTCGGTACTCAATATGAATTGAATTTTGGGGATATGAATAGTCCAAAGGGATTTCATGTTTTAGATACAAAAACTAGAAATATTGAATTTATTAAAAATCCTAATAAGATATTCCATTTAATTAAATATGATGATTCCACACAGGATGGTATTGATTCTATAATCTCTACTGATTTTTCTCAATATAAAAATGGTTTCATCAAGATCATTGTTTCAAATAAAACAAAACCATTTGCATTTGATAAGTTCATTGATGCAATTTATACATTAAATCCTCAACAATTAACAATAGTTGAAGAATATACAGATAAGCAAAATCCAATAGATATAGACATATCAGAGGATACTATATCAATTATAAATAAAGAGATCGATAATTTAGAACATATATCAGACAAAACTAAGTTAAAAATTATTATTAAAGATTTATATATGGAGAGTTTAACACTATGAGTGAAAATAATACAAATTCAGGTCTTACTGGCAATAACAACATACAGGTTATGGAAACTGAACCAGAATATACTAGTCATTCGCATTATCATGGTTCATTCGATTACAATACAAATAGTTACGCAAAAAAGGAAAGGTTCATCAATAAGACTTATATTGGAAAGTCTAATATAAGTGGTTATGGTGTATTTGCAAACGAAGACATAAGTGCAGGTGATGTCATTGAAGAATTTCCAGTCTTATTACTAGACACTACTTGGTCTAATAATAAAGATCAAGCACTTCATCGTTATGCTATGACATGGGATTGCAATTGCAATATATGTCAAAAGAATGGTAAGAGCATGGCGGTAATGTTTGGAAATGGTTCAATTTACAATCATTCTGAAAAACCAAATGCTTATATTGTACAGGACAATGCATTTAAACTTTATAGATTCTATGCGTTGACGGATATAAAGAAGGATACAGAAATTACTTGGTATTATAGTTCTGGTTATGCTAAAACAATACGCAATGAGGCTAATAATCCCAAGGTTCAACCTGAAGGACTTAGTTATGTAGTAAAGTCTATTCAGAAAGGATATCAAGTAGGACCACATGATTATCCGCAATCAGCGCAAGAGAAAAAGCGAGGATGTGGTTGTAGAAATGGTACTATAAACGAAAAGGGTGAAAAGATATATGAAATGCCTACGGAAAAATTAATTGAAATGGGCAAGGCAAGAGCAGAAGATTATGATCGCAGAGTAAAGGAAGGCCTTCCGGTCGGAAAACTAATAAAGGTTGAACCCACTTCTTCTCTTCCGCAGGATGATAAACCAATAGTGGAGACTATTCCTGTACAATCTGATGAAAATTTTGAAAGTTTTATGCAAACTACTACACCAGATGTGTTACAATCTGAGGTAACATCCATCGATCCCAATCCTACATTTAGATCTATGGTTGTTCCTGAAAATAAGTTGAATTGATATTATGATAAAATTTTCTAAGGTTAAATTTAAGAACTTTGGTTCTTTTGGTAATACCTTTACGGAATTGAATCTAGACAAAAATAATACCACTCTCATCTGCGGAAGCAATGGGAGTGGTAAGTCTTTTGCTTTTTTAGATTCTATTACTTTTGCTTTGTTTGGAAAACCATTTCGTAAGATTAATATTCCTCAACTTGCAAATTCTATTAATTCTAAAAATTGTTTAGTTGAAATTGAATTTGCAAAGGGCAATGAACAATATATTGTTCGTAGAGGATTAAACCCAAAGATATTTGAAATTCATAGAAATGGTGAACTTCTAAATCAAGATGCCAAGAGTGTAGATTATCAGTCTGTTCTGGAAGAACAAATTCTTAAAATGAATTACAAAACATTCACACAAGTGGTGATTCTTGGTAGTTCATCTTTTGTCCCTTTCATGCAATTAAATGCATCTGATCGCCGAGCAGTTATTGAAAATATTTTGGATATCAATGTTTTTAGTTCTATGAATATGATTTTGAAGGGAAAACTATCTGCTCTTAAAGAAAATCTTAGAGAGTTAAACAATAGTATAGAGATTCAAAAAGAAAAGATTAATTCAAAGAATGATCTAATCAATAGTTTAGAAACTAGAAGCAATAAAGATATAGAACATACCAATGAAAAGATTCAAAAGATAGAATCTGAATTGGCTGATCTTTTACATGATATCTCTGAATTAGAAAAATCTATAGCAATTACACTGTCTTCTATAGAGGATAAAGATAATGTATTTGATAAGTTAACTGAAATTAAAACTCTTAAAACCAAGATTGGAGTTAACTTATCTTCGCTTTCTAAAGATATTAGTTTCTTTACAGAAAACGAAACATGTCCTTCTTGTTGTCAATCAATTACTTCAGAAGTAAAGGAGAAGGAATTGAAGAAAAGAAATAAGAAGAAAGAAGAATACGAAAAAGCAATTTCTGAATTAGAAAAAACTATTCAGGAATATAATGCTCGTGTTGAAGAAATTAATACTTCTTCTTCATTTGTTCAAACCAAGAACATTCAACTTCTTCAAAAGAAAACATCAATTGATAATGGAAAGAAGTTTCTAAAAACCCTTTCTGAAGATTTAAAAAAGGCAAATATTTCAACTGAAGAAATTATTCTAGAAAAGGGAAAGTTAGAATCCATGAAGGTTTCTTTAGTCGAAATGGAAACCAAGAAGATTGAAATGAAAGATGAGGAGCACTATTATCAATATGCTTCTGATCTTCTAAAGGACTCTGGAGTAAAGGCAAAGATTATCAAGTATTATCTTCCCTTTATGAATAAGTACATTAACAAGTTTTTAACTTCTATGGATTTCTTCGTGCAATTTATTTTAGATGAAGATTTTAATGAAACTATTAAGAGTCGTCATCGGGATGAAATGAGTTATATGAATTTCAGCGAAGGTGAAAAGATGAGAATTGATTTGGCACTTTTACTTGCTTGGAGAGAAATTGCCAGGGCAAAGAATAGTGTTAATTGTAATCTTTTGATTCTTGATGAAGTATTTGATTCTTCTCTGGACACTTTAGGTATGGAAGAATTGATGAAACTTTTAAATTCTGTAAGTGATAAATCGAACATCTATGTGATTAGTCACAAATCAGATCAACTTGCTGATAAGTTTCAAAATACAATTTCATTCGAAAAGAAAAACAATTTTAGTAGAATGCTATGATTGATGAATTAAATCCCCCTCCTGTAATTATGGAACATGATGGATTTTTAGTAGTCCGTGATGATCTTATTGATGGTGGTTCAAAAACTAGATTTGTTCAATCGTTAGTGAAGGATTTTGTCGGCGATGAATTGGTTTATGGTTCTTCGCCTGCAACTGGTTATGCTCAGATATCGTTGGCAAGAGTATGTCAGCATTTCAATAAGAAATGTATATTGTTTATGGCAAAAAGAAAGATGGAGAATCTTCATCCTTACCAGTTGAAAGCAATATCATACGGTGCTACAATGAACTGGGTAGAGAACGGTATGCTATCTGTAACTCAGAAAAGAGCGCGTGATTATGTTAACTCAGATCCTTTTACTCGTAAATTGTTTCCTATTGGGTTTGATTGTCCAGAGGTATTGGACTCCATACGGGATCTGGCTAGACAACTTCCTGTTCAACCGAAAGAAGTCTGGACAGTAGGATCGAGCGGAACTCTAACTAGAGGATTACAGGCCGCATGGCCTAATGCTGAATTTAATTGTGTGTCTGTTGGTCATAAAATGGGGGCGAAGGAGTTAGGGAGAGCAAAAATGTTCAAGTGTGCCATTCCTTTCTTTCAGGCCGTCGCAGCGGCTGATGCTCCTCCCTTTCCTTCCGCCCCCACATATGACGCCAAAGCATGGGCCTTTATGAAACAATACGCAAAACCGGGTGCTCTGTTTTGGAATGTAGGCGCATGAAACCATTTTACGAACGGAACGAATATGTTTTAAATAGTGATATCAATGTCTTTTATGAAGACATTGTTTCTATGACTGAACCCGAATTTGAAGATTGGGTCAAGAAGATGCGTAAAACTATTCTTGATATATGGGATACCTATGGTTGTCCCCCGCGTACTGGTAAAAACGAACAAGAAATAATTGATGAGTTTAATAAACTTGTTAGTTATCCGATTCATCAATTTGAATTTGTTGATGAGATAACCGGAACAAAAGATGTAATTATCAATAAATCAAGAATTGGATCTGAAGCAGATCAGTTCTTTTCTAATATGTACAAGACCAGAATTAATTATAGCGAAAATGATACTGGTTACTCAATCTATGATTTATTTGCGGATGATAAGTATCTTCCTAGAATGATCAAGGGTGCAAAGAGACATATTCGTAGAGATTCCTTCTATAATTTTGCTCTATCTTCAATTAAGAACGATCCAAAATATTCAATCATTGATGTATCTACTGGCGACGAATGGATGGAAGCATTCTTTAGTAGTCCTGAAATATTTCAGGGTTATGATTTTATTCTAGAAAAGAACAAGAAGAAGAATGGACTGAATACTGGTTATTTTCAACTAGAACAATCTAGAATACTGTCTCTTGACAAAGATTTATTTCTTAAGTGGAAATCTAAACTTTCTTATCGTCATTACTCAACCTTTGACATACATAACATCGAGAGTGATGATGTTTTCCATATTAGAGTGTATGAAAAGGGACAACGAATATTTCCAAAGTGTTTTCCTTCGTTTAGGATTGGTTATATTCAACCTGCGGTGAACTTCCCACCTCTTACTGCAAAGTTTCTTTATGAAAAATATACTTCTCATATTACAGGAAATAAGTTACTTACTATTTACGACCCTTCTAGCGGTTGGGGTGGTCGTCTTCTCGGTTGCATGTCTATGTCTGATCGTGTTCGCATACACTATATCGGAACTGATCCAAATAGCGAAAACTGGTTTTCAGAGAATTCGTCAAAATACCACAACCTAGCAAACTTCTATAATACTAGAACATATAGAGGTAACTCTTTCTTTAGCGACACCCATACCTTTGAGTTGTATCAGTATGGTTCTGAGGAAATAGGAAAACACATTTCAAAGGAAGTAGATCTTGTATTTACTTCTCCTCCCTATTTCAATAGAGAGGCATATTCAAATGATAATACACAGTCATATAAGAAGTTTTCTAATTATGATTCTTGGCGAGATGGATTTTTAAGACCGACACTAGAAACATGTGTTAAATGGTTGAAGAAAGATCGTTATCTTCTTTGGAATATTGCAGATATTCAAATTGGCGGTAAATATTTGCCACTAGAAAAAGATTCTAGAGATATTTTGGAAAGTTTGGGAATGAAATATGTCGAAACGATGAAGATGGCAATGGAAGGAATGCCGGGACAAAATAGACTAGACTCAGACGGCAAACCAAAGTGTAAAAATTATTGCAAAGTTAATAATACATACTTGAAATACGAACCAGTTTTTGTATTCTATAAAGAGTAATGGCAAAGAAAAAAACATTTGAAGAACCAACTCCCGCTCCATCAATTGATGCTAAGGAGTACGAGGCAGAGGTTTATAACGCATATAATACCTATCGTGGTATCAGCACATCCAAGGATCATAAGAAATGGGTGACGGAATATGTTGCCAATCTTAAGAGAGATCCTATGATCTATTCTCACGGTAAAACGAAAGATTATACTCCATTCGGTATCTGGGCAAGAATGCTATATCGTGGCATTTCAATACCAGAAACTGAAAAGAAGATATTTGATGATTTCCTACTTAAGTTAGAAAACAAATATGCCGATTATCTAAAGAGTAAGAATAAGTCAATAGAAGAACGAACAAAGAGGTTTGCAGATACATTGTGCAAGCATCTTGTAGATATTAATATTTTCATTGATGAATGTTCTACCCTAATTCAGAAAAAGAAAAAGAAAGATATCAATGTAAAGAAAACTTGTGATAAGTTTGAAATTACTCCTGCTTTTTATACAGAGGTTATTCATTTTATAGAAGACAAGTTAAATGAGTTGTACCTTGCGAGGGATAAGAAGGATGATCAATTGGTAGAGGGGTATTCGTACTTTACTAAATCACAATTGGTTTCTTACATTGAAACACAAGAAGAACTTTTGAATTATTACAATTCAAAGATTCAGGAAAAGCGACAAAATCGTAAGCCAAGAAAGAAAAAGAATAAGACCCCACAACAAATTGCATCCAAGGTCAAATATCTCCCATCCTTTAATGGTATTAATTCCATGAAACCGGAGCAGATTGTTGGTTGTTCTTCTGTGGTCGTATTGAATATTAAGACCAAATCACTCACAATCTATAAATCAAAAACAAACGAAACGCTTTCATTCAAGGGAACTACTCTTTTGGGTGTAGATGAAGAAAAATCAAGTATTAAGAAGATTCGTGGATTCGATAAGTTTATTAAAATTAATAACTTAAATTCTGTAAACTTTAAATATACTGAAACATTATTTTCTTCTATAAATACTAAAGAGTCCAAACCAAAATCAAGAATTAACGAACATTGTTTATTCCTGAGTAGTCAAAAATGAACGAAGCAGATAACTTAAATTTTGTAGGAAACTATAGAAAATACGATCCAAATGGTCGTTTAATTGAATATGCCAAAGGTTCTGTGGTTACTTACAATGGAATAAATTATATTGCCACAAAAAATATAATGGGAAGTAATCCATTATTTAAGAATAGTGGATGGGAAAAATTAACATCAACACCAACATTTTATTGTCAAACAGAAGAACCTGAAGTTTCTTCAGAAGGTGACCGTTGGTTTAATCCGGATGTAGGACTTCTTTATACTAGAGTTTGTGATAATGACGGTCTTCATTGGGTTGCTACTTGACTATTTAATTTATTTGTGATACGATATAAACATGATTTTGCTAGATAATAATCAGATCATTCTTGCCAGTATTTTTGTTGGTCTTAAGAACGATCCAAATGTAACTGAAGATCTCATTCGTCATCAGGTATTGAATTCATACAGAATGATTCGTAGGTTGTTTAATGAAGAATATGGGGAACTGGTGATTTGCCAGGATTCTTCTAATTCGTGGCGTAAGCAATATTTCCCACAATACAAGGCAAATAGATCAAAGAGTCATTCCGAATCCGAATATGATTGGGATGAAATCTATCGTATTCTAAACATTGTGCGCGATGAAGTTCGTGATAATTTTCCATACAAGAATATGCGTGTAGAAAACTGCGAAGCAGATGATATTATTGCAGTTCTTGTTAAGAATAATTCACACAGAGAAAAGATTGTCATTGTCTCCAACGATAAGGACTTTCAACAACTTCAAGTCTACCCCAATGTTAAGCAATACAGCACCATGAAAAAGGAGTTTTTAGAATGTCGAAATCCAAAGTTCTTTCTTCTAGAACACATTCTTCGTGGTGATTCTTCAGATGGTATCCCCAATATTCTTTCCGATGATGATGTTTTCGTTGAGGATCAAAAGAGGCAGAATCGTCTAACTGCAAAGCGTATAGAGCAGATGATGAACACTGCTCCTCGGTTTGAGGATCATGCTATTTCTAGAAATTGGGATAGAAATAGCACTCTTATTGATTTTACATGCATTCCCCAACACATTGAGAATAGAATTATGGAAGAATACGAAAAACCTACAGTTGTATCAGATAGGTCCAAGGTTCTGCCCTATATGATCAATAATAAACTAAAGAACCTTATTTCAGTAATAGAGGAGTTTTAATGTGAAACGAGATTATGACCGAGACAGGGATGAAAGACCACTTCGTCGCAAAGACCGTGGATCTATTGATAAGGAAAATACTTCCCGTAAGCGAAATGTAAAAAAGGATTTACAAGAATATGTTGACAACATAAATTCGGGAGAGTATGATGACGACTTCGATGACGATTTCGAGGAATAATATGACAACTACAACAACAAAGATTAATTTTTCAAAGGAAACCCTTTCCATTCTCAAGAACTTCGCAAGTTTGAATTCAAATATTCTTGTGAAGCCCGGTAATGTTATCAAGACAATTACCCCTTCAAAGAATGGAATGGCAGAGGCAAAGGTTACAGAGACATTCGATACTGAATTTGGTATCTGGGATCTTAATAAGTTCCTTGGAGTGATTAGTCTTTTTACCAATCCGAACTTTGAATTTATGGAGAAGTATGTTCTTATCTCCGGCGGAGGTTCACAGAAGGTAAAGTATTTTTACTCTGAACCAAAGCTACTTACTACCCCCACCAAGAATGTAAACATGCCAGAGACTGTGGTTAGTGCCACTCTTTCCGGTTCTGACTTTACACAAATTCAGAAGGCGTCCGCGGTTATGCAACTTCCGGATCTTTCTTTTGTGAATAAGGAAGGTTCTATTGTTGCACGAGTTACTGATCTAAAGGATCCAACCGCCAATAGTTATGAAGTTGGTGTTGGTGATTATGATGGTGATGCAGACTTCAAGTTCAATTTCCAAATTCAGAACATCAAGTTGCTTGCCGGTGATTATGACATTAATTTTGCAAAGAATACTGTTGCCGAATTTGTAAATGTCAATACGGATCTTAAGTATTGGTTTGCAATGGAAACTGGTTCAACGTATACTGAGTGATATATGCAAAACAAAGAGAATGAGTTTCTGTGGGTGGAGAAGTACCGCCCACAGACAATTGAAGATTGTATCCTTCCGGGGGAGTTGAAGAAGACTTTCCTCGACATGGTGAAGCGTGGGGAACCCCAAAACCTTCTTCTATCGGGTACTGCCGGTATCGGTAAGACTACCGTTGCTAAAGCACTTTGCAAGGATATTGGTGTTGATTCAATGATTATCAATTGTTCCGAAAATGGAAATATTGATACTCTACGAACTGATATTCGCCAATTTGCTAGTACCGTATCCCTTTCAGAATCCAAGAAGACAGTTATTTTGGATGAGTTTGACTATTCAAACGCACAGAGCATTCAACCTGCTCTACGAGGTGCGATTGAAGAGTTCTCCAATAATTGCCGATTTATTCTTACTTGTAATTACAAGAGCAGAATTATCGAACCAATTCATTCTCGGTGTACTTGCATTGAGTTTAAGATTCCACAGAAGGAAAAACCTGCACTTGCTCTAAAGATGCTCGGAAGAATCAATATGATTCTGGAGAAGGAAAAGATCAAGGTTAGTGATTCTGCCGTTTTGGCACAGCTAATTGCGAAGCATTTTCCCGACTTCCGTAGGATTATTAACGAACTTCAGAGGTATTCTGTCTCTGGTGTAATTGATGAGGGCATACTGTCCAATTTCGTGGAACTGGATATGAAGACTCTTATCGCTGCGATGCGTTCCAAGGACTTTGGAGCGGTTCGTAAGTGGGTGGTAATGAATCTAGACAATTCCCAGACAGAGATCTTCCGTAAGGTGTACGACAGTCTATATGACTTCCTGAGTCCTCCTAGCATCCCTGAAGCGGTTCTAGTGCTTGCTGAGTACCAATACAAGTCTTCCTTCGCTGCGGATCAGGAAATCAATCTAGTAGCATGTATGACCGAACTAATGATGAGATGTGAGTTCAAATAATGCCGTCTTTGGGTGATTTTCTAAGTTCTATTAACTACAACAAGAAGGATCTCATCAAACAAGATCCTCTTGCCGAAAAGGATTACCTACCTTTCGTGACAAATAGGTGTCTATCTTATTTTCCAGACACAGTTTTTTACGCAAATCAAATGAATCTGATGCCACATTTGGACAAGAAGATGCAATATGATTATTTGCGCGAAAAACTCTCAAGGAGAAGTCGATTCAGTAAATGGACGAAACAGGAAGAAAACCCAGATATTGATGCAATAAAGCAGTACTACGGTTATTCGATTCAAAAGGCAAAACAAATTCTGCCCTTGCTTTCTGATGAACAGATTGCTATAATTAAATCTCACCTAAATACTGGTGGGCATAAATAATAGAAAGGATTTTAAATGGGAGAAACATCATATACTGTAGTAAAGGCTCAGGCACTAACAACCGGAACTGGATCATTAGCAGTCACCTCAATTCCAAAGCATAAGTGTTTACATATTAGCAATACGGGTGCCGCTACTGCGGTTGTAACGGTAAAGGGAATGAAACCAGATGGAACTGCAACCGATTCGTTTGTTTTAAATGTACCAGACGATACTACTTTTTTTGTGCCGTTTAGAATCTATGAAATTACATCTTTAACTGGTGCAAATATAAGTATCGCATTTTTGATGTAATTTTTATGACACTAACACAAGAACAAATACAACTTATACAATCGTTAAAGGGGGAAGTTGATAAGATCAAGGTCAACCTCATCCTTGAAAATAAGAAACTTGATCAAATTGCAAATCTATTACTTAAAGTGATGAATGGTGATTATAATGAAAAAAACTCCAATAACTCTACTTCCAGTTGATTTGCGTCTTTATAAGGATTTAAAAATGTCTAATTATTTTAGCTATCGTTTTCTTGCCTTTGTTTCGCTTTTTGCCGCAGTAGTTCTTCATTTCTCATGCTCAGAATTTAATGTGGTTGCTTCTTTTGCCGGTCTTTCGTTTATTTTTCTTGCATATGATAACTTCAGACTAAATTCTCGCATCGAAGAGCGTTATCAGAGCGATTACATTGTTGAGATTGAACGCCGGGTTGATCGTATTGACGAATCACTACATTGCCTTAAGAACAAGTGTAGCGCCGTCTGCAATAAGACTCAAGTATGCAATAAGACTCCAAGCGAAGTCTGATTCAAACTAATTTTTAAAAGGAACCCCGCGAAAGCGGGGTTTTTTTATTGTAAATCGAGTTTTTTATAAATATTGCCGTAAATTACGGAGATATTATGGAAAATGATGATGATATTTTTGACGGATTGGGCGTTGAGATTAAACTCAAAAATAAAGAAGACTTCCTTAAGGTCAAGGAAACTCTTACTCGCCTAGGCGTCTCTTCCAAGCACGAAAAGAAACTTTACCAATCTTGCCACATTCTACACAAACGTGGTAGATATGCCATTATGCATTTTAAAGAAATGTTCTTAATGGATGGACTAGAAAGCGATATAAGTGAAGAAGACGAAATGAGAAGAAATACAATTGTTAAACTTCTAGTCGATTGGGGTCTAGTTGAGGCAGTAGATCCAAGTGAATATGAAAAACAATTAAGTCTTGCTCGTTTAAAGATTATTTCGCATAAGGAGAAGGGAGACTGGGAACTCGTACCTAAATACCATATAGGAAGGTGATATTTTTATGAATGAGATACAAGCGATAGGCGCTCCGTTTCCAGTTGAATATTCTTCGTGTTCGAATAAACTACCAGAACTTTTTAGATGGACTGATCAGGATAGACCAATAAAGGTTTATATTGATCGTGGTATTGCTTTGGGATTACAAGAACCAAAGAAAGAAGGAGAGAAAAAAATAGCATGGGTTTGTGAATCTAGGGCTATATTTCATCTTTCCTTCCCGCGAGAGTTATTTGAAAAAGAGTTGAAAAAAATAAGTGAGTCTTTTGATTATGTTTTTGTTTCAGAGCGAAGTTTATGCAAATATCCAAACATACTCTATAGTCCGGCCGGTAGCAATTTACCTTGGTTGAGCATTTATAGAGATCTACCATTGAAAACTAAAAATGTTTCTTTGATTGCTTCTCCTAAAAAAATAACATTTGGACATGCAATCCGACATATAGTAGCAGAAAAGTTCAAAGATGTTATTGATGTCTATGGTGGCGCAGCTGGCACCACAAGATTTGGTTATGGTGAGAATATTTGGCCAGATAAATCTAACGCAACAGTTCCATATAGATTTTCTATAGTGATCGAAAATGATTCATATTCGACATACTATACAGAAAAGATAACAGATTGTTTCGCATCTGGTACTATACCAATTTACTGGGGAGCACCCGATATATCTGAACACTTTAATTCAGATGGAATAATTCAATTGACTTCTGACTTTGATCCTATTATACTTACTCCAGAATTATATGAAAGTAAGTTAGAGGCAGTTAAGGACAATTTAGAAAGAGTTAAATTACTAAAGTCTTCAGACGATATTCTTTATACTAATATTATTAAAAATGAAAATAGAAGTGTCTAATGGTGAGATTGTAGACAAATATACAATTTTAAAAATTAAAATAAGAAAAGCGATTCCATTTTCCATGAAGTATTTTAATATTCATGAGGAGTATAATGCAATTAAACCACTAGTGGATCAGTTGCACATTGATGAAGAAATATTAGAATCTCTTTACACCACTAATTTAGAATTATGGGAAATAGAAGATAAATTAAGAATCAAAGAAAGTCAAAACACATTTGATGATGAGTTTATTTTGCTATCACGATCTGTTTATAAAATTAACGACAAGAGATATTCCATAAAACAAAAAATTAATGAAATAACTAATAGTCTCTTAAAAGAAGAAAAAATATTACCAAGATATAAAAATGACTAAGCGGATAGCATTAATTGATCAGGCTAGAGGATTGGGGGACATCTTCTTTTTGCAGAAAGCAGTATATGAGATATCAGAAAGAATGGATAATATTATTTGGCCAATACATCCAAAATATAATTATCTTCACGAATATTTGATAACTCCCAAGACTTCATATTTTAGTTTTCCGTTGAACGAGGCAGAGTTCAGCGAGAGTGTCAAAATATGGCATAAGGTTTTGTATGATAATTATAAATCAAATACATTTAGTAGCACTCCCGTTAGTGGTGGTGTAATTCACTATTATCCATTTAGAACATCTTCATTTAATTCAAATGATATAGACATTATGTATTCAAAATATAAAATATTGAATATATCCTTTGATGATTGGCAGAAATATTTTCAATTTAAGAGAAAATTAGACAGAGAAGATTCTCTTAGAAAGAAATATGGGATTGAAAGGGGAGAGAAGTTTATATTTGTAAATACCATGTATTTCACTAGTCCATACAATACTTACAAAATAAATTTGGAAAGTGAATATAAAATTATATACAATGACGGATCCCCCTGTCACATATTTGATTTTTGTTGGTTGTTGGAAAACGCACAAGAGATTCATACAGTCGAAACTTCAATGTGTTATCTTGTTGAAGTTCTAAATACTACTGACAAAATTTACTGTTATCCCAGATTACGAAAAGGTGGTGAAAAAATGTATCAAAATTTTGACTACATTAATAAAATATTTAAGAAAAATTGGAACTATATTCAATGAAAACTGAAATTATATCATTTTTTTCCGACATAGATGGACACACTTATTATAGTGATCATGCTGCTCGTTTAGCAAAAAACTGCGAAGAGCATAATATCCCCTATGACATAAGAAAGTTAGAGAGTAGTGGTAGTTATAGAATGAATTGTTTAAGAAAACCAGAATTTATTTTAACCATGCTTAAACTTAAAAATAAACCTATAGTTTGGTTAGATATAGATTCTTTGATTCATAATGAACTTAGCATATTTGATGATAAAGAAAATCACTGTGATATGATATTTGCTTATTCTGGCATTACTCCATCGATGATCGATGTTAAACTACCAAAGGCTTCACCAATATATCTAACACCAAAACCTATAGTATTTGAATTTCTTGAGTTTTGGGTTGATAAGTGTCATTATAATGCTTCCAATACTGGTCCGAAAGTATTTGATCACGAAGTGCTATTGTTTGATGTTTTACCGGAGTTTCTTAAGAGATTGAGACTAGGAGTATTACCAGTAAATTATGCAATCTGGCCAACAGATAAACTACCTCCGGAAATGAAACCATACATAACTATGGGTATAGCAGATAATAAATCCAAGGAATTATCTTTGAGAGAAATGGGATTTAGTGAATCTGCTATAAAGTTTAATCTATTGAAAATTTAAATTATGAGAAACCTTATATTAAATTATTGGAAATCAGAAAACGAGGAAAGATCTATAGAAGTAGATAGATGTATAAAACAGAATTTAGAATCAAAATTATTTGATAGATTGATATTTTTTGTTATAGATTCTCAAAAAGATCATTTACTTTCTATATTTAACAATATTGATTATGGAAACATTCAAGTGAAAATATTTAATTCATTTGAACCCTCTATAACATATCAAAAAATTATTGATATATGCAATACAGTTGTAGGTACAGAAGATGTAAATATTTTATCTAATAGTGATATTGTATTCGATGAAACTATAAAATTAGCAGACATGATATCGACAAAGGAAATCTATGCTCTGACCAGATATAATGATGATATATTGGATTGGCATGTACCACCTGCACCTGAATATGCTACCGATTCTCAGGATGTTTGGATATGGAAAGGAATTAATGTTTTAAATTCCGAAATTCCAATTTATATGGGAGTTCCTGGGTGCGATAATAGAATATCATATGATTTTTTTATATCGGGTTATGTTGTTCGTAATCCTTGTCTGAGTATTAAGACACATCATGTTCATAAAACAAATAGTAGACCAGGAACATCTACTGATATTTCTAAGAGGATAATGTATCCATATTTATTTTTGAAACCAACAAAGTTGGGTGATTTTTATGGATCATATCTTTCATTACACAACTCAATTACATATCAAATATTAGAAAATGAAATTAAAAAAAACAACCTAGAAGATCAGGTTCATGTTGCTCTTAAAGAATTTTATAAAACAATTATGGAAACTTACAAATGAAATTATATACCTTTTATACCGATTCACACAAAATACTTTTTGATGACTGGTTTTTGCCATCATTTACTTCTACAAATAAAAATATAGAACTAATAACAACTAAATTTGATCAACACTGTAAGAGTGGAAATTTTATGGAAGAAGGATGGATGAGGTCAATGCACGATAAGATCGATTTGGTAATAAGGGGCATTGAGGAAAATTGGAATGAATATTTTATTCATTCCGATTGCGATGTTCAATTTTTTGGAGATATCAAGTCCGATTTACTTGAACAGGTTCAAGATTATGATTTAGCCGGAACCAATGATAATCCATTTGATCCAAATTCACATATATGTTGTGGTTTCTTTATATGTAAAGGCAATGATAAAACTTTATCTATGTTCAAAGAAATTAAGAAAATAATGAATCAACAATATAATGATCAAATTGTTCTTAATATGATTAAAGATAGATTTATAACTAGCAAAAAGTTAAATTATAAACATTATAATGTAATATATTCAAATGGTCCTAGAGTTTGGAGTCCTGAGATGGGGGTGACACATGTTGATCCTTCAATTTTAACCCACCATGCAAATTGGATAATAGGAATTGAAAATAAGATTACAAATTTAAAATTAGTTAAAGAGTTAGTAGAAAAAAATAGATAATACTGGACTAATGAATAATGTTATTAAGTGATCCAAATTATCTTAGACCAAATCCAAATTATCCAGTTTATCCGCCATATCATGATGGACTATACTTGGAGGATTATTTTATTAATTATTGGAAAAATCACGAAGTAAATACTAGCAAGCAGTTCATTGCAGTTTCTTGGACTAGTTATTATAATAATGGATTGAATAGAAGTATTTTGCAAAATTACTTAGATTCCTTAGATACTAGTAAAGAGTATTTTATCGTTTGTCAGCACGATGATGCACCATTGGAAAGATTACCACCAAATACTATTGTTTTTTGTGCCGGTGGAAACTACTTAGGATCTAATAAAATTTCAATTCCTTTAATTTGTTCTCAAATTCCTAAACAACTCATACCACATAATAACAACAAAGATATTTTTTGTTCCTTTGTTGGATCGATGACACATCCGATACGAAACTCTATAATAGAAAATTATAAAGATAATTTAAATTTTGTTCTGAACTATACTGGATGGAATGCTAGAGTGTCTGGTGATTCTTTGAGGAATTTTATTGATATTACAACTAGAAGTAAATATACTCTATGTCCTAGAGGTTATGGAACTAGTAGTTTTAGATTGTATGAAACTATGCAACTAAATAGTGTTCCTGTTTATGTTAGTGACGTTCACGATTTACCTTGGTCGGATGAACTAGATTGGAATGAGTTTTGTGTAATTGTAAAACAACATGAAATTTCAAATATACATGAAATATTGAGTTCAATAGATGATACTAAATATCATAGTATGCTAATGAAACTTAAAAGCGTGTATGATGAATATTTTACTTTAAATGGTGTTTGTGGAAATATAATAAGGAAAATAAAATGACAGAATTATGTACTATAATGGCGGAAGAAGGAAGCGATAAGAGCGATATTAGTTCAAGACATCATAACTATACCATAGAATATAATCTTCTTTTTAAGGATAAAAGGGACAAAATAAGAACAGTTTTTGAAGTAGGTCTGGGGACAAATTACACCGATGTTAAATCGTCTATGGGCCCCAATGGAATTCCAGGAGCATCGTTGCGAGGATGGAAAAGATATTTTAAAAATGCAAATATTTATGGTGCAGACATAGATAAAAGAATTTTATTCACTGAAGATAGAATTAAAACATATTATGTCGATCAAACGAATAAAAACTCTATAGATGAATTATGGAAAATAGAAGAGTTATCAACTCTATTCGATATCATCATTGACGATGGACTTCATGAAATAAATGCAAATTTAACATTTTTAGAAAATTCTTTACACAAATTAAAACAAGATGGAATTTATATTATAGAAGATATAGTTTTTACTATGGTAGCAGAATATAAATCCAGATTGGATGAATTAAAACAAAAAATAAATTTTGATTACAGTGTAAAAATTCTTGATCACCATACAAATAAAAGTGATAATTGTTTAATAATAATTACAAAATAGTAAATAATATGGAAAAACCAAATTTAAATTGTAGAAGAATGCCAGAAGTTACTGATCCTTATTGGGATTCTGTAAATTCTTTACACGGTTTGGATGAATTATGTTCTGATTATTTAGATAAAACAAAAACAGTTTTAGAATTGGGAACTTATGAGGGCGCAAGTACAAAACTTTTTGCATATTATGCAAAACATGTTACAACTGTAGATATTATAAAAAAATCAAATATAGATTCATTATTAAATGAATATAATAATATAAATTTTATTCAAGGTGAAACACAAGATATACTTTCAAAATTAAATATAAAATATGATTTAATTTATATAGATGCTGATCATAGTTATAATAATATCAAACAAGATATTTTAGGTAGTATTAATTTACTAAATGAAAATGGGATAATTTCTGGCCACGATTATGATAATTATACAAAAAATGATGTATTTGTAGTTGTAAATGAATTTTTCCCAAAAATAAAAATATACAGTGATCAAAGTTGGGTTGCATTAAGATGATGCCTGTTATTTTTATAGTATTACAAATAATAATGAAAAAATAAAAATGAATAGTATCCATTGTCAAGGATATACTAAAGACTTTATGAAAACAATAAAAAATATTTATAGCGATAATATAGAATTACATTTAAGGTAAACAAAAATAAACAATGCAACACATCTATAATAATGATTCATTTGGTGAAAATTGGTTTAGTTATCCTAATTTATATTCTTATGTGGTAAATAAGTTTCCTTCCGGATCACATTTTGTTGAAGTGGGATCTTGGAAAGGTAAGTCTTCTGCATATATGGCTGTAGAAATAGCGAATAGCAATAAAAACATAAAATTTGATTGCGTTGATACATGGAGAGGTTCCATTGAACACGAAAACATTGATATCGAACAACTCTATAATACCTTTTTGAGTAATATGAAACCAGTTGCTGATTATTATTCGCATCATAGAATGACTAGTGTAGAGGCATCTAAATTATATGAAAATAATTCTTTAGATTTTGTTTTCATTGATGCATGTCACGAATATGAATGTGTGAAGGAAGATATTATTTCCTGGCTTCCAAAAATAAAAAATGGTGGTGTTATTGCTGGGCACGATTATATTCCTGAATTTTTTGGTGTTGTTATGGCGGTCAATGAGATTTTGGTAGGAAAACAATTAAAATTTCAAGAAAGATGCTGGATTTATCAACTATGATAATAGAAATACATCCATATGAGGGCGAACAAAATAATGTTGGTTTGTGTAATAAATTAAGAACTATAATTAGTTATCTTTATTATTGTGACATTAAAGACTATAAATTAAAAGTAGTTTGGGATTATTTCTATACTTTATTTCCCACGATACTAGATAATTCATTGTTTACTATGGAACAATCTAATATTAGTTATGGACCTCCTTTATTTTACCCGTTAGGTGAATCTAATAATTATAGAGGCGGTTGTAATTGCGATATATCTGTTGATTTTTATTCAAAAATATTTCCTTTTGGAAAATATTTTAATATGCTGATTCCCAATCACGAAATTAAACAGACAATAGATAGTTTTCAAAATCTAGAACACTCATTTGGCGTTCACATCAGACAAACTGATTTTATACACTTTTCTAAAAGTAATGGATTATTTCTTCCAACAGTTGATGATTATATTAAAAAAATTGATGTCTTATTGGAAGAAAATAATTCATTTTATTTTACAACAGACGAATCAGCAACATACAAAACTATAAAAGATAGATATGGATCTAAAGTTTTTTATATCGAAAGTAAAGAACTAAATCGAAATAATGTAAAATGTTTTGATTATGCCTATATTGATTGTGTTCTTTTAAGTAAAACTAAATTTATTCTAGGTAATGTAAATAGTTCCTTTTCATATCTTTCTTCAAAAATTTCAAATAAAAAATTAATAACATACAATGGATCTGGGTGGAGTGAGTATGTTTAATCAATTGTTAATCGTTATTTGTATTGCATACATATAGTAAAGGATTTATATAATGCTACCAAAAATTACACTATGCATGATCGTGAAGAATGAATCGCACATTATAGAAGAATGTTTAAACTCTGTTTACAAATATATCAATTATTGGGTTATTTGTGATACTGGTTCTACTGATAATACTAAAGAAATAATTAAGAAGTTTTTTGAAGAAAAAAATATTCCCGGTGAACTTCACGATCACGAGTGGAAGGGATTCGGATACAATAGAACTTTAGCTTTTGATGTAGCAAAAGGTAAAGCTGAGTATGCGTTGGTAATAGATGCAGATGATTATATTCATGGTACATTACCAATTTCTAATGTCACCAATCATGATGGTTACACTTTGAAAATGGGAAGAGAAGAGTTTTCTTGGTGGAGAACTCAAATTTTTAAATTAGATCTTGATTGGGAGTATGTTGGAGTTTTACATGAATATGCAAAACCAAGAAACAAGGATCTACCGCAACTTGCAAAGTTAGATGGAAATTATAGAGTTGTTGCTAGAACTCTTGGTGCTAGAAATCAAAATATAACTCCTGTTGAAAAATACTCAAGAGATGCAGAAATATTGGAGAAAGCATTAATAGATGAACCAAATAACACTAGGTATATGTTTTACCTTGCACAGAGTTATTTTGATTCACAGCAGTGGGCAAAATCAGAAGAAGCATATACACGGAGAGCATTGGCGGGCCAGTGGCCAGAGGAAGTATATTACTCTTTGTTAAGAGTTGCACAATGCAAAGCAATGCAGGAAAAACCTTGGCCCGAAATACAACAAGCATTCTTGGACGCTTATAACTATAGGCCAACTAGAGCAGAACCACTATATCATTTAGCACAAATTTACAGGCTTAAATATAATCAACCTGTTCTTGCTTATCTTTTTGCAAAAATGGCACTCGACATTCCTTTCCCGAAGGATGACATTCTTTTCGTCCCAAATGCCATATATGATTGGGGTGTTGCTGATGAGATCAGTAGTACTGCATTTTATGCTGGATATCCGCTGATTGGATATGAAGTTACAAGAAAACTATTACAAAGTGGAAAAGTTCCAAAGGAACATCTTGAAAGAATTCAAAAAAACTATGTTTCATATGTTGAGGTAGTTGAGCAATTGATTAAAAAGGGAATTCTGAAAGCAGAAGATGCCCCAGAGGGTATTAATGCTAAAAGTAAATATAAATAAGATGTAGGGAGAACTATATGCCAGCATCAAGATACGACATATACGCAGAACAGGGTAGTACATTTAAATTACATCTTGACTATAAGTATGCCGGTGGAACTGGTATTAATTTGAATGGGTTTCATGGTAACATGCAAGTTAGAAAGTCCGATAAAGATTCTAACATGTTACTTTTCCTCAGTGACTATGGTTTAACCGGTGGCGGCACTACCGGATATTTCTATGGTTCTACAGGAGGTGTAGCCGGTGTTGGAGGTATAAGTTTCAACACATCGACTACTGGCGCGACTGGATATACTGGTGGAATATTCTTAAGAGTAGATAGCACTACAATGAAAAATGTTCCATCTGGTAAGCACTTTTATGATTTTGAAATTATTAACACCCTTGGTGAAGTTTATAGATTAGTGGAAGGATCATTCGAGGTTTCTAGAGAAATTACGAGATAAAAATGGCGGCTGATCCAAATCAGGTAATACTTGTTATTACCACATTTAAGGAACAGAATAAAGTATCCACATCGGGTACTAATGCCACAAGTCTTTTACCATCCACTTTTAAGGGACAAACTAATTTAATATCGAAACCAGATACTGTGAATACGATTGTTGTGAATAACAGCAATCCTTCACAGATATCCGTTTCTACAGTAACTACTGCGAATATAATAACAACAGTAGAATCTACAAAGGTTTTATATGCAAACCCTTTAGGTCCTTCGCAGAGTGGTCCCCGAGGTATTCAAGGAATTCAGGGTGTTACCGGACCAACTGGTGCAACTGGCGCAACTGGTTCTACGGGAGCAACGGGTGCCACGGGCTCGACTGGTGCAACTGGTGCGACCGGCCCAACCGGTCCTACAGGTCCAACAGGTCCAACAGGAGCAACTGGTGCAACTGGTGCGACACCTGATTTTTATGTAATAAGTGTAAATGGTTACAGTGGTGGAATTACTTTTTATGCCGGCCAAGGTTTAACCCTAAACGGATTTACTTATGGTTTAAATTATGTTTTTGGTGGATCCTCCATACCGATCACTAGAATTCCAGATTCACAAGACTGGATCGTATATCAGGAGGGTAAAACACCATTTTCTATGGAAAGATTTCAGTTTAAGAATCTTTCATATAAATTATTGGGATCAACAACGACGGATGCATCTACTGGTTATTTAAAACTCGGTACAAGTATAAATTCAGGAACAAGCGAATCAGAAGACAAATATATTTCATTTGCAAACTTTGCATCGAATGTTTCAGATAATTTAAAAACAAACTGCACTTGTTGTTTTACATTTACTCAGGGGTTAACCGCTCCAAGTAATCCTTGTCCGGGTGATGCTTGGTACGATACTGGATCTGGAATAATATACATTAGATCTGCTGTTTCAACTTGGATTGTGAATTCTGGAGGTGTAGGACTAACAGGGGCAACGGGTGCCACTGGTGCTACTGGTGCTACTGGCGAACAAGGCATTCAGGGTATTCAAGGGATTCAGGGAATTCAAGGAAACACTGGAGCCACTGGACCTATAGGTGCAACTGGGTCTACGGGTGCAACGGGTGCTAGAGGATTGACTGGTTCTAGTGTTGTTCAGATAAATCTGACCTCGTATGAATTAGAAATTGAAGTTTTTGATTATGAATCGCAAAATGTAACTGTTTATGGACCTTGGTATGTTAGGGGTCCAACAGGTGCAACTGGTGCTACAGGATCGACTGGTTCTATTGGTGTCACAGGGGCAACAGGACCTACTGGAGCCACTGGAGCCACTGGTGCTACTGGCGAACAAGGCATTCAGGGTATTCAAGGGATTCAAGGAAATACTGGAGCCACTGGTGCTACTGGTCCACAGGGAAATACTGGTGCTACTGGACCAGTGGGTGACTATGTAATTTCAGTCAATGGATTTACTGGAACAGTTGATTTGAAACCATTTATTATAGCAATGTCGGTTGCATTATAGGACATAAATAGAGGTAGATATGAAAAAACTTTTAGGTACAGATACAGTTGGTTCTTATACATTCAATCCTGGTGCAAAAACAGTTACTTTTTCTAATTTGCAACAGGAGTTGACTCTTGCAAATATTTTGTTAATTACTAATACAACTGCAAATACTATAATTTACAATTTTGCAGATCCAAATACTGGAGCAATAAGTTTCAATAATAATATTTTGACTCTTGATTATGATACTTCATCAATGAATTCTTCAGATATACTACAAATTTATGTAGATGTTGAGTCTTATGAAGAATCTTTACATACATTACTTCGTCGTATGAATAAGATATTAGAATCTAATTCAGTAGTAGATTTACAGCAGAGGCAAAGAATAACCATAGATGCACTTCGCACCAGTGCAACCGCAACAACAGATTTGACAGGAACTATACCAGTTTCTGGTACTGTTACTGCATCAGCATCTGGCACATATACTGTAAATAATTCAATAACTAATCAGCTTTTACCAGGTTCTGCTGGCAATCCTTATTCTTTGAGTCCAGCATCAGCTGCTGGTATTATAATGGAAGGGCCTGTTCATCAAATTTGGAGAATTATAGATGATTCTCGTTCTCTCTATTCAAACGCAATTCGTTCAAAATTAACATTCAGTTAAGGAAATATTATGACTGTAACTAATCTTTTAAAGCAACAAGTTGATCAACCAGTTTTTGAGTGGATGCGTCCTGCTCCAACTACGACAAGTAATACTTCAATTCTTTTGTCTTCGGATGAAAAGGCGAGATATATGTACTATGTTGTGGGTCAAGCCATGTGGCGTTACGATACCTACAGCGATTCATGGCAAGAATGCGCTACTCCTTTATCATTAGGAACTACAACATATGCAGGAAAATATTCTGCTTTTTCTGGAAACAGAGGACATACAATAAGTGCAACTTCTACAACAATTACAATTGGAGGTCTTGGAAGATTAGGAAATTTGTGCAATGGAAATAAAATTAGAATTATTGCTGGAACTGGAGCAGGACAGGAAAGAACTATTACTGCTGTTTCTGATGGAGTAATTCATGATAATGGTTTGGCAACTACAGCTTCTGTAAATACAATTGGAGATTCCACTAAAAAATGGAGAGTTAATCAGTGGGATGGATATACCTGCCGCTTAACTTACAGCAATGGTCAATCTCAAGTAAGAAAAATTCTTTATAATGATACCACAACTTTAACTTTTGTTGATACTAATCATCAACCAATTGATAGCTTTAATAATACACAATTTAATACTTCTCCAACTACAACAGCAGGATCTCAGACAAATTTTGTTATAGAATCTACTGAATTGACCGTCAATACCTCTTGGGATGTAACTCCAGATTCTAGTTCAATTTACATGATAATGACTGGTGGTATTTGGCTTTTAACTGGTAACAGCTCAATACCATGGTCTCAATTTATGTTCTATGATGTATTATCGGATACTTGGACCGCAAAGACTCCACCAGGACCAACGCATATTTATTCCTCATTATCAACAGATTTTGCAATAGATAGAACAGGTGAAGCTGGAGGTGTATTCATAAGTGGATTGACTGCTTCATCTGCTACCGCAAAATCATTGGTTCATAGCGGAGCAACTTATGACTATGATCGTTATACAAATTATCAATTGAGAATTATTTCTGGTAAGGGAATAGGACAAAGAAGAAGAATTGCTGCTCATACTGCGGATACTTTTTATATTGATCATAAATGGGACATAACGCCAGATAATACTTCTCAGTATTCAATATATGGTGATACTGATAAACTCTGGGCTGCTGGAAATGGTTCGGCTGCATTGCTCCAATATTCTGTCGAAAATGATTTGTGGTCAACTGCACCATCAGTTGCAGCTGGTATTGCTAGACAAATATCAGCAACTCCGGCCGCTGGAATTACTGGTTCATATGGACCTCCACATGAAGGATATGGTATCACGAGTATTACTTATACGGCAAGTGGAATATTGTCTATTTCTGTTAATGCTGGTGGGTTGAATTATGTTGTTGGCGATTTAGTCACTTGCTCTACCACAGGAACAAACGGTCAAGCTTATGTTACTTCCGTTAGTTCGACCGGGGCGGTTACTGGTCTTCAATTGGCCGCATCCGGAAGCGGATATTCAAATGGTTCATCCAATACTACAGGCGGTAGCGGATCTGGTCTTACAATAACACTAACTGTAGGTAAGGTTGGTAATGTTGTTACTGCTACAAATCATGATTTTAGACACAACGAGTATGTAACAATTGCTGGTTGTGCAACAGAAACAACATTTAATGATACTTTCCAAATAATTGGAATCGCATCTTTAACTACATTTAGCATTGCAGCAAATGCTTCTGCTACACAAAGCCCAACAGCCGCAAGTTCTTTAACCACTTCACTTTTAGTAGACGCTTCACAAAATTGGACTACTAATGAGCATGTTGGTAGAATTGTTTTTGTTCAAACAGATGGAACAAATTTGCAAACAAACTTAGGATCCAGAAGAATTACTGCAAACACTGCAACGACATTGACTTTGACAAGTGCCATAAGTGCAATGACGAATGGTAGATCGAGATATATTATCCAAGAAGCAAGACCATTTGGTGCTATGTGTATTGATAAGGTTCCTGAGCGTTCCCCTAATGGGTGGGCTTCTTCTGGAACTGCAACTACTCTAGTTGATAGCACTAAGAATTGGAGAAATAATCAGTATCAGAATTGTCGTGTTCGTGTTGTCGCAGGAACCGGAGAAGGTAATGATGTAGTTATTACAAGTAATAGTTCAACAACACTTACAGTAGCGTCCTGGAATGTTGCTACACCAGATACAACTTCAAAATATGAAATTATGGATTCTTATGGATTTGTGACAACTGGTTCTGGTACAACAACAGTTACAGATGCAAATAAAAATTTTCCAACAAACTACTTGGCAGGAAAAAGAATTAGATATATTGCAGGATCGGTCTCTTCTTCTGCTAATACTACAACAGTTGAACAATCTATAACTTCTAATACTGCAACTGTTATAACAATACCAGCATTAGGCGCTAATGCAACTGATACCTTTTATTGCGTATATGAAATACCAGCAAAGGGAACAGGAATAGATATTAAATGGACATTTGGTTTATCCGACCAGAATAAAAAAGGTAGATGGCTTATTTCTCCTCGCGGTGGAGGTTCAAATATTTTTGATATCTTTGATATTCCTACTGGAACATGGGAATTGACACCATATTTATCCCCAGGCACAGCAACTCTTACAACTGGTTCAATGTATGTTTATGATGGTGGAGATTATTATTACTTTACAAAAGATGCTACAAATCGTATTTATGCACTAGATCTTGCAAGCTTCAAAGTTGACATTTCAGGATCTATTCCATATGTACATAATACCGCAACACTTGGTAATAAATTCGAATTAGTAAAGACTGCTGATGATTTAACTTATCTCTATATAATGCGTCACACAGGACAGGAAATGTGGAGAACTCTGAAGTTCTGGTAAAAAAAAGGAATTAAAATGACAATAGAACAACTTATAGAAATGACACAAAATCGTTTAACAATTTTAAATGAACAAAAAATTCAATATACAAAATTAGGAGATGTTTCTAAAGTTACTGAATTAGATACTGAAATATTTAAAACAGAAACAACCTTGAATAAATTAAAGTCATTGCAAGTGTAATATTTAATGCCATTAGTCTTCCCAACAAATTCTTCAATCGGTGCTACCTATGATTACGGAGGTATTCATTACATTTACGATGGTAATGGGTGGGTCAATAAGAGCATTTATGGTATTTCTGCTGGTTCAAATATTAGTTTTGCAAATTATAATGGGACTGGGCCTCTAGTAATTTCAGCTTCTAGTACTGGTGGAGGAATTACTAGTGCTGTTACAAGTATTAACGGACTAAGCGGTGCTGTTGGCATATCTGCTGGACAAGATATGTCAATAAGCATTGTAGGTAATACTCTTGCTTTTAGCTCTCCTACTGTTTATGGTATTAGCGCAAACATATACGCATCAAGTCTTGCAACTGGACTTTTGCACGGTGGAATTATTTCCATAAATGCAGGAAACACTGCTAGATTTGATATAACCTCTGGAAGAGGCCAAATTCATGCATCAGGATCTACATACACGGCAGATCCACAACCAACATTTAATTATGTTACATGGCCAGCTCAAACAGGAATAACTGTAACAAATCTTGCAACTTCAGATACAACTTGGCTCTATATTGATTCGTCTGGCAATGTACAGCAAAGAACCGAATATTATACCGATGAACAGTTAGAAACTACTATAATCATAGGCCAGTTAGTCCATCCTTCAAGAACTTACATTAATCTTGCAAGAACAAACCCAAATGTTGCTTATGCTACCGATAAGCAATATGAGCAGTTCATTAGATCTTTCGGCCCCATTAAAGTTTCTGGCCATAGCATTTCCCCAAACGGAGCAAATCTAAAACTCAATAGAACCTCTGGTAAGGCATTCAGCCTTGGTAGAAACTGGATCAATAATACTGATGACCCTAGCGTAGTTTCAGATCCTGCTCAAACCGATTGTACATTCTTTAGATATTATCGCGGTGTTACTGCCGGAACCTTCATAACTGTTCCAAATCAGACAGCGATAGATCCGACAAAATATGATAATGGAAGCGGAACATTAGCAACAGTTCCTGGTGGTAAATATACCATTCAAAGATTGTTCTATTACCCAAATACACCAACGCTTCTTGGTGTTTATTATGGTAGAGCAGAATATAATAGCATTTCTGTTGCTGCTGCAAATATAGACTTAGAAAATTTCTCAGAAATTGAGAATACAAGAACAAATGCAATTTTTGCTGGTTATTTAATAGTCAAATCTGGTGCAACTGATTTAACAAACACAGCAGATGCATTGATTATTCAGGCAGGAAGCTTTAGAAGTACATCAAGCGGTGGTGGTTCAGTATCCATAACTCTGGATGACCTCACGGATGTTATTATATCATCTCCGATAAACTATCAAGTGTTGACTTATGTTGACGGAGTTACTGGTTGGGAAAACAGATCAGTTTCTCAATTACCTTTAGTTTATTCTTTCAATGGTTTGAGCGGTGCTGTTCAGGGTGTATCTGCCGCTGTTGCTGGGACAGGTATTTCTGTATCAGGTGCGACTGGTTCTGTAACCATTACGAATACTGGAGTTCTTTCGTTTAATGGAAATACTGGTGCGGTTCAGGGTGTTTCATCTATTAATGGAGCTACTGGTGCAATTACGAATGTTGCTAAGACAAATACAGCACAGACATTTAGCGGATTACAGAGTTTCAGTACTGGTATAAGCGCAAGTTATGTTAAAACTGACTCAATAGATTCAGCTAATTTATCGATAACTCCATCATTTTTGGGCGTAGGTAGCGCAACTATAAAATTAAAACAAGATAATGGGCTTAATCAATATTTTACAACGATAAGTGGTGCTGGATCTGCTGCTTCTTCAGACAGAACTATAACATTACCAGACGATAATGGTACTGTTGCTCTTACTAAAAATATTGTAAGTTCATTCAATGGACTTACAGGCGCGGTTCAAGGTGTATCTTCCGCTGTTGCGGGAACAGGTATTTCTGTTTCCGGTGCAACTGGTTCTGTAACCATTACGAATATTGGAGTTCTTTCTTTCAACGGACTCACTGGTGCTGTTCAAGGTGTTTCATCAATCAATGGAAATACTGGAGCTATTTCCAATGTTGCCTTTATTAATGTAGCACAAACTTTTACAGAAACACAACATTTCAGTCAAGGTCTTACAGCAGCAGATGTTGTAGAGTTCTATGCGGATACCAGTTATTTCTATCCAACAGGAAAAGGTAACAGATATGTATCAATAACCCCAGGTCCTCTAAATTATGTAAGTGCTAATGGTAACTCTGCTCTAGTTTTAAACCAAAACAACGGAAATGCTGTTTATATTGGTGATTATGATGTTAATAATAATGGCACATATATTACTATAGAAGATAATGCCCAAACTATAAGTTTTAATTATTCTGGAATTGTATATAGATTTCCTACTAGTGTCGGATCAGCAAATCAGGTTCTTACAACAGATGGCGTTAATCAATTAAGTTGGACCACGATAAGCGGTTCTGGGGGTGGAGTTAGTAGCTTTAATGGTTTAACTGGCGCTGTTCAAGGCGTATCTGCTGCTATTGGAGGAACTGGAATTTCAGTTTCTGGCGCAACTGGTTCAGTAACAATTACTAATACTGGAGTAAGATCATTTAATGGTTCTACCGGAGATGTTACATATAATGCTTTAAGTCGCTATATTGCATCCATTTCAACAAATACCACTGCTGGTTCTACTGCAAATACTGACTTTGTTTATGTTTGTACTGCTGGACTTACTTTAACTCTTCCAACCGCTGTATCAAATACAAATAGATATAGTGTTAAAAATACAAGTTCATCTGTAGTAAAGGTGTTTACTACTTCTTCGCAGGCAATTGACGGTATCACTTCAGGATATAATCTTACGAGACAATATCAAGCAATAGATGTCATAAGCGATGGTTCTAACTGGTTCGTAATTTGAGGTAAAATATGGCTTATAGTATTCAAAGTATAAATGAATATGTTCTACCAGCATGTGCTCAATCTGAAAATTCATCTCAGTTAGATACTATATTTTTTTCTGACTTTCATCAAAATGCAAGTCCCACCACCTCAGTTCCATCTCAAGGTGCAGTGTTTTATGCACCATCGGGAAACGGTGGAGCACTTACAAGTAATACAAGCACTCATTTTGAAGCGTTTGGTATAACTTATGCTTCTGGTGTAGTTTCAGTATCTACAGGAACAACAAGCAATAGCACAGGATATGCTGGATTAGCAACATCTGCTGTTATTATACCCGGAATACCAACACCAGATTCTGGGTTGATTACTAAATATGAAGCAGAAATTTTAATAAGAACAGATAGCACCATTCACGGAAATTCTCCAACAACCAATAGAGGTTATTATAGATTTGGTTTTATGAGCAGCACAACAAATACTGTTCCTGCCGATGGTGTTTATTTTGAATTTTTATGCGACGGCACAACAACTGATACTAATTGGAATATCGTTTTTAGAAAAGACAGTAGCCAAGATAGAGTAGCTACTACGACTGCTGTTACTGCATCAAAGACTTATAGACTATATCTCTGTGTAGAAAGAGACACTGCAGGAAATTACACAACTACCTATAAAGTAAAAAATACTACTGATAATACCAACGAAGAAAATACTGCTGCTCCAACGACAACAGCAAGATATCCAAGTGGAACTGGAGATTATATGGGTATAGTATTTACAAATTCAAAAATAACAACAACATCCACTACTGCTAGATTAGTCTTTGTTGACTATATTGCAGGTAGAATAAGAAGACCAGTAACCAGAGAAATTTTAATTTTTTCATAATATGGCATATAGTATAAGAAGCATTAACGAAAATGTCTTAGATGGGAGTATCAACAATGATAATCCCAATCAACTTGATTTTACTTGTTTCACTGATTTTATGCAGCTTGCCGCACCAACAAATGCTTTATCCATGTCTGGTGGAGGTTTTGCTAGCACTACAGGAAATGGTGGAACTGCGACATTTACTTCTTCTGCTTTTGCTTCTTATCAGGGATATATTAGTGGATCTATAAAAGACGGGAGCGGAGTAGTTAATTTTAATACAGGATCTACTTCGAACAGTACTGGTTATATTTCACATGGAACAAGTATGAATATACTTCCTGGAATACCTACACCAGGATCTGGTTTGATTACTAAATATGAAGCAGAATGTGGTATAGTTTTACAATTAGTTCCTGATCTTATAACAACTACTAGTGGGGCATATAGATTTGGTTTTATGAATTCAAACGCAAATACCGAACCTACGGATGGAATCTATTTAGAATTTAAATCAGATTCCGCTTTATTGCC